GCACCTTATGGGCAGCGGCCATGCGCGCGTAGCTAAGCGCACAGCGCAGGGTGCAGAACGGATTATATTTGTGGTACCAACTCACGCCGTCCCACTTGTGGTATTGTTCAGCGAGCAAATTGGTATTGCCTGTGGGCTCACGCATTCTGTAGCCGCACTTCGCACCACAGTGTACGCATACGGGGCGCTGTTTGACGATATAGGGAAAACTCATGATTGCACCCGATTATTGGCGATCGCGGTCGCCTTGCGCCTGGCGGCGCCATGGCCAGGAAAGCCCACTATCACTTTGCGCTTTTGCCGCTGGCAGAGCTGGCAATCGTCGCACGTGATATCGTCGCGGTATGTTGCCGGGCAATCGATTACTTTGCGGCCAGCTGGCGTCACTGTGGCATGTGCTGCCACCGATAGATCGGCATTGGGATCAATGCCGATCTCGCGCATTGGCAATAGCGTCACCACGGGCGCAATGTCTAAGTCCGCTAGCCGATCGGCATGGGCTAAGTTATTGGCGCTTAGGTTGATGGTGAACCCTTGCTTATTCGCCCATTTAATCACATCCTTATTCGCCCCGACCGGCGGCTTGTGGGTATAGGTAAAGCCCCTCTTGCCGGCATTGGCCTTGACCAGCTGTGCCACCGCGTCGCAATCAATCAAATTGCTCTGCCCAGGCAGATCGCCTGCTTGGTTATGGCGCCACAATGTATCGGCAGGCAGCGCCGTGACATTGGCAATTAGCTCATTCCAGCTGATGGCCTTGACCTTGGCCACACCGTTCTTGAACTTCCTGCCTGCTTTAGTCCTACTCAATGCGCGCCAGATCATGCCAAGGTTGCCGTGCTCGGCGTAACAGCCCTGGTCGCGGAGCGGACAAGCGCTAGGGCATGTGATGGCCGATGATGTGGTGACAGGTATCGGGCCGGTTTTCTCATTGCGCGACTTGCGCGTGAACGTATAGGAGGCGCTATTCATCGCACGCCTCCCCAACGCTTGACTAATTGCTTGTGGCAGGACCATGCCGATGCAATTGTGTGGACACGCGTGCATTGTACGTCGATCCACGAATTGGCCGGGAAAACCATGGTCTCATAAAGATTCCCGCCCAGATATATGGTCGACACGCGATAGCCGTTCGCCAGTTGGTCAAACGCTATTTTCTCTGTCGTTTTCATATTTACCCCCAAGTTTGAACGACACACTGCAATGTGCCAAACGCCAACGGCTTGCACCGTTGGCAATAATCTTACGTAACCTTGGCAATCAATCCATTCGCCATCGTAACTCGCGCGAAAAACTCCCGTCCCAAGCCGGTAATGTGCGGCCGATTGGCAACCGTCAATGTGCCATCGTCCCGATACTCTGCACCAAACATGCTGGTTTCGGTGTAACGCAACGGTTTGCCAATATTGGCCTTGAGCTCTTTCTTGCTCGGATAGTGAACTACCATTGTCATCGTCATGCTCCCTTGGTTAGATCTTGCCAGCTGCCTTGCGAGCCTTAAGCCAGTCCAGATAGCGGATACGCTCGCCGCGAAAGCCCGCGACAAAGGCTAGGCGTTCGTCATCGGTGGAATAGCGCTTGTCCGCTATTTCGCTAATGCAAGCTGCGGTGTCGGAGTTGTGGGAAATGGCGCGGCCGGCTTGGTGCGCCAGTATCATCCGTTCTTCCATTGTCATCGTCATGATCCCTTGGTTGTGTTGCGGTCGTGTGTGGTCGACCAATGATGCATATTCCCATAAGGAATGTATGGTGTCAACAATAAAATGATGCAAGCAGAAAAATAATGAAAAACCAAACTTAAGTTTGAAAGCCGTCAAGCTTTATTTGTAGCGAAATACCAAGCAAATAAACGTTGTCCACAACACTCTTGCAATCAGAATAAAAATCGTATCTCATAATACTTCACTGCGTCTGCCGCTAAGGCGACGCAGTAACTGAACAACCCCCACAATCAAACTCCGCCAACGCCGACCGCGATCAGCAGCGCCGATACAGCAACGCTAGCTGGTGCAGAACAGTAACCAGGTTACTATTAGTAACCACACTCAAATTCTGTTCTGGGATTATGGAACATTCGCTCCTATGATAGCGATTCGTCATTAGTTTTTCTCATACCCTACCATGGTACATGCTTAGTTGACACGTCAGTCATAGAGCTAAGTGATTGATGTCTCTCACATTCCACTGCATCGCCTAGCGATTAGCAAGCAGCTAGTCGTCACCGCCGATGCGGCAGCGCCGGCGCCGGGGCCAGGACGTGACGGGGGCGGGGGCAAAAATCCTCGAGCCCGGAACTCGTTATCCCCCCTCGCAGATATGTGAGTGATTTCAGTACTATCGTGTTGGTTCTTGTGGTTTCGTTCTTGGTGTTTTGTGGGTTATGGGTTGTGTGTTGGTGGTAGTACTCGCTTTTGGTGAAATCTGTATTTGTTCACGGTACTGGAGGATGCAGTGATGTGGTGGCTCAACGCTTGGTGGCTGTGATATCGGATAATGGGTTGTGCGAAGGTGGTCGTACCACCTTTCGTTGGCAAGCATGCTTATTGGAGGTTGTGATGCGGGCTTATTACAACGAGGTGGACGAGTATTGTTGTGATTGGTTGAGTAATCTGATGGATGCGGGGCATATTACGGCGGGGAGGATAGATGAGCGACCTATTCAGGAAGTCACTGCGGGAGACGTCTACGGCTATGACCGCGTCCACTTCTTTGCCGGCATCGGCGGCTGGGACCACGCCTTATCGCTGTGCGGATACGCTGGACCTGTTTGGACGGGAAGTTGTCCTTGCCAGCCCTTCAGCGCGGCCGGCAAGGGCAAGAGTGCCGATGACGGACGTCATTTGTGGCCTGCGTGGTTTTCTCTCATCCGCGAGTGCAGACCTGCAGTCGTCTTTGGAGAGCAGGTTGAGGCGGCGATTGGATGGGGCTGGCTCGACGCTGTTTTCGCTGATCTGGAGGCGGAAGGCTACGCCTGCGGGGCGACCGTATTACCAGCTTGCGGTGTCGGGGCGCCGCATATCAGGCAGCGGGTTTGGTTCGTGGGCCAGTCCATCGGCGACGAGTTGGGGTGGCAGCGCGGAAATGCATTTGGAGAGAAAGCGAAAGGCGATAGCGCGAGGCAAGTCGCTGGGTCTGGTGGTGTCGGTTCTCGATCAGCAAGCGCAGCTGGCGGGTTGGCCGACGCCAACACTGCACGATGCGGAGCGGGGCGGGCAGGAGAAGCGGGCAATGGGGGAGACACGGCACGGCTCGAACCTTCAGGACTTTGGGCTTCTTGCGATTGGCTCCCCTGCACCGACGGCAAAGCGCGGCCAGTTGAACCCGGCACATTCCCGCTGGCTCATGGGATACCCGGCAGAGTGGGACGCCTGCGCGCCTATGGCAACGCGATCGTCCCGCAAGTCGCGGCCGAGTTCATAAGGGCCGCATGTGGTGATTGTTGTCGGAAGTAGCGGCGAGGTGTAGTGGTGTTTTATGGTAATGGATGATCCGGAGCGTAGGGCGAAGGTCAGGGAGGAGCGGCTAGCGCGGTTGCGGGCGGGCTATGCGGATTACAAGTCAAAGGGGGGCAAGTTTGGGCCGAAGGTTGGCAAGGGGCAGGTCCGGAATGATATAGCGCGGTATGAGCGCAAGGCTGCGAAGGCGGCGGTAGCGAATGGTTCGCCGACATCGGTGCCGGTGGTACGGGATCATCATCATCGGATTGCACGATTAGTGGCGTCGGGGCTGACGACCTCGCAGATAGCAGCCGCTGTCGGGCTGGGGATTAGCCGCATCAGTCAATTGCGGCAAGACCAGGTGATGGTGGCGCTGATTGCCAAGTATGGCGAGCGGTATGATGCGATTGACGAGGAGATTTATGCGACACGGCGAATGAAGGAGGAGTTGATATTGCATCATGCGTTGGATGGCATGATCGAGAAGTACGAGACAAGCCCGCACGAGATTAGTCATGAGCAGCGGCGATTGGATTATGCGTTGGTGACCGAGCGTTTGGATGGCCAGGTGGTCAAGCCGTCGGTTGTTCTTCACGGTAATGTGTCGGACATGCCGTTGGCGGATTTGGTGCGATTGCAGCGGGCGCGCGCAGACAGGATGATTGCGGAGCAGGCGGTGTCGGATGATGGCTCTCTTCCGGCGGCGGCTGTTTCGCAAGCGGGGTCGGGGCCGGATGATGTGGTTGCTGCCATTCCTGATGGTCCGGTCCCGGCTTCGGGGGATGAGTAAGGAACATGGCCCGTCCGTTTGCCGATTGGTGCTCCCTAGCGATGGACCCGGAGGGGTTTGTGCTTGCGGCATTCCCGTGGAATCAGCCCGGCTCGGCTCTCCAGGACCGCACGCTGGAACGCTGGCAGCAGGAGTTTCTAAGAAGCGTGGCGAAGGGTTTGTTAACGCCCGAGCAGGCAATCCGGCAGGCGAGCGTATCGGGCAACGGCGTCGGCAAGTCCACTTTGGTGGCGTGGTTGATCTTATGGGCGCTATGCACCGCGGCCGATACTCGCGGCGTTGTCACCGCCAACACCGAAACGCAGCTCAAGACCAAGACCTGGGCGGAACTCGGCAAGTGGTTTCAACTGTTCGAGGGCAATGAGAGCTTAAAGCTCACCGCCACCGCCATCTTCGTCAAGGACGATCCGTCGGGCGTATCCCACGAGCGCACCTGGCGCATCGACATGGTGCCATGGTCGGAGAACAATGCCGTCGCCTTCCAGGGCCTGCACAACGAGGGCAAGCGGCTGATCATGATCTACGACGAAGCCTCGGGCATTCCAGATCCTATTTGGGAAGCCGGCGACGGCTGCATGACGGACAAGAACACCGAGCGTATCTGGTGCGTGTTCGGCAATCCAAATTTGCCGAAAGGCCGTTTCCGCGAGTGCTTCCCGGGCGGCCGTTTTAGTTCGACGTGGCAAAGCCGCGGGGTTGATAGCCGTAGCGTTACATTCACCGACAAGGGGGAACTCAATCGCTGGGTGGACGAATATGGAGAGGACAACGACTTCGTACGGGTTCGTGTCCGAGGCGTGTTTCCTCGTGC